GTTGTGGATGTGGCTAAAAACTATGAAATGGAGGAATGACCTATGGCAACTATCGGTCTCGACAAACTTTTCTACGCAAAGATTACCGAAGATGAAAATGGTAATGAAACCTACGATACCCCCAAGTCTCTCGCCAAGGCTATGTCCGCAGACCTTTCTGTGGAGCTTGCGGAGGCAACCCTTTATGCGGATGATGGTGCTTCTGAAATCGTGAAGGAGTTTAAGTCCGGCACCCTTTCCTTGGGTGTTGATGATATCGGTGGCTCTGTAGCATCGGATTTGACGGGTGCGACCATCGACTCTAACGGTGTTGTTATTGCCACCGTTGAGGATGGTGCTGACCCCGTTGCGGTTGGTTTCCGTGCAAAGAAATCTAACGGCAAATACAAGTACTTCTGGCTGTATCGTGTGAAGTTCGGTATCCCTGCAACGGCACTCGCCACCAAGGGTGACAGCATTACTTTCTCTACTCCCACTATCGAGGGTACGATTCTCCGCCGTAACAAGGTTGATGCTAACGGCAAACATCCCTGGAAGGCAGAAGTTACCGAGGGCGCGGACGGAGCAAATGCAACTACGATTGCCGATTGGTATAAGCAGGTTTACGAGCCTTCCTACGGCTCTGCAACCCCTGCAAAAACCGAATGAGGAGGAACTGACGTATGAATAACGAAAGAAGTGCTGTAATCAGCATCGGCGGTGAGGAGTACACCTTACTGCTCACTACCAAAGCCACCAAGGAAATCGCAGGTCGTTACGGCGGTTTGCAGAACCTTGGTGAAAAGCTCATGAAGAGCGAGAACTTTGAAATGGCTATCGGCGAGATTGTGTGGCTGATTACTCTGCTTGCGAATCAAACCATTTTGATTCATAACATCAAGCACAAGGATGAGCCCAAGGAACTGCTCACCGAGGATGTGGTTGAGCTTTTGACTACCCCCATTGACCTGGCAGCATACAAGGCGGCAATCACCGAGGCTATGTATAAAGGCACACAGCGAAATATCGAAAGTGAAAACGACCCAAAAAACGTGGAAGTCGAGTAAGTGACGGAGAGTTATTTACTCGACTTCTTTATTACGGCATCGCCCACCTCCACCTAACACAGGAAGAGGTGTGGTTGATGCCGTTTGGCTTATTACTCGACCTATGGGAATGTCACAAACAGTATAACGGACAGGCAAAACCGCTCCGTGAACACTTCATTGATGACATTATCCCGGACGGAATTTAAAAAGGAGGTGACCAGATGGCGGACAATTTCGGTTTGAAGATTGGTCTTGAAGGCGAAAAAGAGTTCAAGAAAGCACTTTCCGAAATAAATCAGTCCTTTAAGGTGCTGGGTTCGGAAATGAAACTGGTCGCTTCACAGTTCGATAAAAACGATGATTCCGTTGAGGCTTTAACCGCACGAAACCAAGTGCTGAACAAGGAAATCGAGGCTCAAAAGTCCAAGATTGAAACCTTACGTGCAGCCCTTGCAAATGCGGCCGAGTCTTTTGGTGAGAATGACCGCAGAACCCAGGCTTGGCAGATTCAGTTGAATAATGCCGAGGCAGCCCTTAATGGTATGGAGCGTGAGCTGAAACAAAACAATGAGGCTCTCGACAATGCCGCCAAGGAACTGGACGATGCCGAGGACAAAGCCGATAAATTCGGTGATGAAATCGAAGATGCCGGAGAAAAAAGTGAAGATGCAGGCGGAAAATTTGAAAAGTTAGGTTCTATCTGTAAAGGTGCGGCTGCCACAATCGGTGCTGCATTCGCTGCCGTTTCTGCCGCCGCTATTGCCGGAACAAAGGCTCTTGTGGATATGTCAAAGGAAGGTGCTGCTTATGCTGACACCGTCCTCACCGAATCCACGGTGACGGGCATTGCTACCGACAAACTGCAAGAGTATATGTATGCCGCCGAGCTTGTGGATGTTTCCACCGAAACACTTACAAAGTCAATGGCAAAGCAAATCAAGAGTATGAAAGCCGTGCAAGACGGCACCAAGCTCTCGGTTGAAGCCTATGACAAGTTAGGTGTGTCGGTAACAAACGCAGACGGCACTCTTCGTGATTCCGATACTGTGTATTGGGAGGTCATTGATGCTCTCGGCAAAATCGAAAATGAAACCGAGCGAGATGCCCTTGCAATGCAAATCCTCGGTAAGTCTGCCCAGGAACTGAACCCCCTTATTGAACAGGGTGCAGCACGAATGAATGAGCTTGGTGAACAAGCACAAGCGGCGGGCTACGTTATGAGTGACGATATGCTCAATGCTTATGGTGCCTTGGATGACCAACTCCAATACCTAAGTGTGGGTGCAACCGCTGCGAAAAACGCTCTCGGTACAGTTCTTCTCCCCGTATTAACCGACCTTGCAACCGAGGGTAACGCACTTCTCGGTGAGTTCACCAACGGCATCCTTGATGCCAACGGCGATATCAGTAAAATGTCCGATGTCATCGGTAGTATTTTACCGAAGGTTCTCGATATGATTATGGAGTTCATTCCCGAACTCCTTGAAATCGCAGGTGAAATTGTAGGCTCTCTCGCAGAGGCTATCGTTGAAAATCTGCCGACAATTATCGACACGGCATCGCAGATTATTTTCTCCCTCTTGGAAGGTTTGATTGAGGCACTACCACAAATAGCCGAGGGCGCTCTACAGCTCGTTCTGGCACTTGTTGAAGGTATCCTAAACAACTTACCTATGCTTATCGACACGGCTCTACAGGCTGTTGTAACCCTTGCCACGGGCATTGCAAATGCTCTGCCTACGCTGATTCCTACAATCATCCAGGTTGTTATTCAGATCGTGCAGACCCTTATTGAAAATCTGCCGATGATTTTGGATGCCGCCCTTCAGCTTATTATGGGTCTTGCCCAGGGCATCTTAAATGCTCTGCCGGTTCTTATTGCAGCATTGCCGGAAATCATTATGGGCATTATAAACTTCCTACTTGATGCCATACCGCAAATCATCGAAACGGGTATCACCTTAATTACAAGCCTGGTGGCGGCACTACCCGAAATCATAACGGCTATCGTGGAGGCAATACCCCAAATCATCGAAGGCATCATCACCGCGGTGCTTGAGGCTATTCCGATGATTATACAGGCAGGTATCGACTTGCTTGTTTCACTGATTAAGGCACTACCGCAGATTATTACCACCATCGTAAATGCTATCCCGGACATCATCACAGGCATCATCAATGCCGTGCTGAACAACATTCCGCTGATTATCCAAGCAGGTATCGATTTGCTGACTTCTCTTATCACAAACCTGCCGACCATAATTATTGAAATTGTAAAGGCAATTCCGCAGATTATAACGGGCATTGTTACTGCCTTGGGTAAAGGCGTAAAACAGATGGCTGATGTCGGTATGAACCTTGTTAAGGGTCTGTGGGAAGGTATCCAGGGTCTTGCTTCTTGGCTTTGGGACAAGGTCAGCGGTTGGATTTCGAGCATTTGGGACGGCATCTGCGACTTCTTCGGCATTGCATCTCCCTCTAAGGAAATGGGCTGGATTGGTGAAATGCTCGTGGATGGTCTTGCAGGCTCCATTGATTCCAAGGGCGGTGAGGCTGTAAAGGCAGCCGAGGGTATGGCAAAAGACATCGATGGTGTTATGACCGACCTTGCACACGATATGCAAACGGCTCTGCCCACCGACTTCGATGTCAACGGCAATATTCATTCCGCTTATGAGGGGCTTGGCAGCGGTGCTTTCTCCGGCTTTACCATTGCCCTCAACATCGCAACCTTTAACAACTACAGCTCGGAGGATATTAGGCAACTCACCACAGAGGTCATGGAGACAGCTAACCAATTCGCCGTGCGGAAAGGAGTGGTATTTGCATGACTTTTTTCAAGTATAACGGACGCAGTTCGGCAGAGTTCGGTCTGCGTATCGAAAAGAAGGATGTGTTCTCTGCACCTGAATACGATATGGATTTTGAGTCCATTCCCGGCAGGAGCGGAGACCTCATCATTTCCAACAACCGATTCAAGAATATCCGTGTTTCCTATACCGTCTTTTTGGTGCGAAAAGACATTGATACCTTGGCGGACACCCTTCGTGCTATCAAAGGATGGCTGTATACAGAGCCGGACAGATACCACGAAATCACCGATTCTTACGATACGGGATATATTCGCTACGGTGTTATTTATGAAGGTTTGGACATTGAGGAACAGCTCAATAAAGTCGGCTGTTTCCGTGTAACCTTTAGTTGTAAGCCTTTCCGCTACCAAGAGGTAGGTTTTGAGGAAACTGCGGTTGCTTCCGGGGAGAGCCTTTTTAACCCGGAGGCATTCGCTTCTTCTCCCATCATCACGCTCACAGGCAAGGGTGATATGACCCTCACACTACAGAATGCCTCTTATAACAAGACTTGGCATTTTAAGGGCATCAAAATTGCCATTACCTGCGACAGCGAACAGATGAATTTTTATCACGGGACCACGCTCCTAAATGGTAGTGTCGTTGGCGAGGATTTTCCTAAACTTCCGCCCGGTGAAACCACCATCACCTACACAGGGGACGTTGAGTCCTTGGTGGTCAAGCCGAGGTGGTGTGCATTATGATTCCTGTATTATATCCTGCAAACGCCACCGATTTTACTACCTTTGGAATAGGCACTCTTACGGACACCCTCACTTGCGAAGTCAGCGAGGAAAGGAATGGTCTGTTTGAGTGCCTTTTGAAATATCCCGTGTCGGGTCAACATTACGACAAAATCGCAAAAGAATGCATTATTAAAGCCAAACCAAACGACACCTCCGAACCACAGGCTTTCCGTATTTACCGCATAACCAAACCCCTGAAAGGCATCGTAAGCATCTATGGTCAGCACATTTCCTATGACCTTGCAAACGTGCCGGTTATGCCGTTTT